CTGATATAGATACCTTCAATTATATTCTAAAATTTAGTAATTTATGTACAGTTAGTAAAAAAAGTCAACATGAAGAAAGCAGAGAAATATATATAGTTCACATAGTTTGCAAATTATTATTATATATAATACAAAGTTTTTTTAAGACTTTAAATATGCTCATACCTTCTGAAATGGTAGTGAAAAATGTAGGATCAAAGTTGGATAGAATAAAAGACATGTCAATGAAAGGATTTTCTTCCCCAATGGAATATGAAGTTATTTTCTTTAATGGTGATATGGCTAGTTGGTCTGGTAGTGATATATTTGAAAAATTTAAATATGTCACTGATTTTGTTTGTCACTTTTTTGATGTTTCTCAGACATTAAATAATTTAATTCAATCATGTTTACATTTAACAGAAAAGATGGTTGTAATAGCTCCTACTCAAATGGATTATGAATATCATAAAAATCTTCATTCATGGAATTATAATGCTTCTATTAAATATGTAAGAATGGAAAAACAATGGGGACAAGGTTTATATCATAATATATCGTCTTTTGTTCATGTTTTAGAACAGTATTGGAGAAAAGATTCATTTTCTAGATTCATAAAAGAGAAAGTTTCAATTAGAGAAAGTGACTCTTATGTTTTATATGCAAAAGATTTGGATAAATCTCAAATAAATATGGTCTTGAATTCAGCTTATGAGGGAAAATATGAAAGATATAGTTGTATAGCTCTTTTTGGACATCTTTCTGATTATACTATTTATGACTTTTTTGAATTGACAGGATATGAAGGTATAAGTTATATTAAAGAGAAATATGATTCTTTATACTTCCTTGCATCTGAGAAAAATGGAAAAGATCTTTTCAATGTGTATTTTAATATTATTACTGATTATGAGCTTAGAGAAAAATATGACAATGGATCAACTTCACTCAAAGATTTAATTGAAATAAATCAGATAATTAGTTACGACAAAGACAAAGAAAAAGCTAACAAAGATTATTATTTAGAATATATGGAAAATAAACTTAAAATTACTGTTTCCACGAAAAGTAAAGATTTATATTTAATAGTTCAGGTTGTACATTCAGATGATAAAAATGAAATAGTAGCCATCAAGTTAATTCATTATGAAGATTATGTGAAATTTAGTGACATAGGACCATTTTTCTTTTCTCTAAAACCTTCATTGACAAAAAATAGTTTCTCAAGATTAATAAGTG